CAAAGCTGCTCAATCACTTCGGGGTCTTTAGGATTATTTATATCAATGTCTTTTGGTATCGTTTCTGATACGCGAGTGGCTACTTCAATAGCTAGACCGCCCAAAGCTGGGCAATGTCCTTCGTGACGACAGAACCGACAGTTTACCGTCGGGTTTAAGTCATCCATATCAGGCTGACCACCTTCCCACTGCGGTCTGATCACTTCACCTCTACTAATAACGTCCGATAACTCTTTAACTAGCGACGGAACATCATCGCGTGTGAATACATCACTTAATACTTGATCCCTGACAGGGATATAGAATACGAATATAATTTCTTCAATTTCAGGGTATTTTTGAAACGCGCCTAAAGCATATGCTTTCGCCTGCCAGTTTTCTTTTGGGGTGTCGATAACAGATATGCCAGTTTTATAATCCCCCATAACAGCTCGCTTACCTGCTATAGTAAGTCGGTCACACGTCCCCCATGTAGCGACTCCGTCTAATTCTACATCTACTTGAACTTCGTTAAGTTCTACTGCGTCTTCTAAGGCTTCCTTATCCAACACGCTTGATAGAAAGGCTTCTTCATCCTTTACAATCTGCCAGTAAATTTCAAGTTCTTCCTCGTCATGCAAGGCACTAGGGTCAAGCTCTTCCAACGCTTCATGGATACGGGTTCCTTTTTCGGCTGCTGCGCTTGTCCCGTCCCTGCCTTGGTAACCGGCACAACCGGCTACGTATTTAAGAGAGGAGGGTGAAAATTCCGCATGGTCGCGGTTTGCGTGGTCTGGTTTATTATCCGTGCTCATTTTTAAGTCTTTCTCTTTCTGCTTCTTTGTATTCATCGGAGCCCCATTCATAAAACTTAAACTTTTCCGGTTTTTCAGAGTTATGTCTTTCTTCATAGCTATGCGCAAATACTAGCTTGCCTTCATCGTCATATTTTAAATCATACTTACCATAGTAACTTTCACTATAACAATCATCCCAAGGTTTAACTGTTTTGCCTGCGTATTGTTTAAAGAATTCTACGTCGTCGTCATCTAAGTTAAACCACTCCCCCCGTATCCTTTTTTCTTTGAAGTGGTCGTGTAGGTATTTTTCATCTTCACAGCAACCAACAAAACACAGTAGTAACTCTATTGTGGGCTTCTCTGCCTGTAATGTCCTTTCCCTATATCTAGGTTTTTTTGATCTACCAATCTTGTAAAAGTTATTGGTAGTATCTTGCATAAGATATACCTGTGTTTCTTTAAACTCAGCCATGGAGCATATGTAGGTTAGCCATTTTCCGGTTAATGGCTTTTATTATGTTTTCCTCTACGCTACCGGAAGCAACTAGAATTTTTTGTAGTGCATGGGATTTTGCACCATTACGATGAATCCTACCCAATGCCTGTGCGTGGTCTTTGGCTGAGAACGTAGGAGATATAAGACTAACACGCGCATGGTTACCGTTTATGTCGTGCAGGGAGAGTCCTGTCCCTCCAGCTTTTATGTTAACCACTACGGCTCTAACCTCGTCGTTTTGAAAAGCGTCAACAACACTTTGTCTTTCGTCTGTTGTCTGCGACCCGTCTATTCTAGGGCATTTTAACTTCTTACATAGCGCGTCTACCGTGTCCTTAAAGTTAACGAATATAACAACTGATTTGTTCTGCGACAAAAGGTCAGAAGCCATGTCAGCTATGTCATGGGTCTTGAATGATTCCGCTAGTTGCCGTGCTTTTAAAATATTAACTAGCACGTGCTCGCTATTTGTAACTACACCATCCTCTATATAATCCTCGACAATAGATGGTGTTATGCCTAGATCATCATAGGCTTTTAGTATCTTCGAAGATTCTTTGAATTCTATAGGCTCTATGAATACCCTGTTATTCTTAAACGAATCGGGAAATTGCTCTACAGTCAATTTCTGCGCACGCGCCCGATTAACAAACCGGCCTTTAGATGATATCTTATCTTTATATAAATGATCATGTAACTCAGTTAATCTCTTTCTACTTAAAAGCCTCCACTTACCCCACTCATCTTGTGAACAGCCAAACTGCTTCATCCACGTAAACCAATTTACCTTATCCCTAATTATTTGGCGGTTTTGCCCATGAAGCCCCAACATATAACCCAACGCCCTCATCTCTGTTGGGTCTTCCGCAGCGGTAGCTGACATGGCGTGTATACGATAGCCTTGATAGTTATGGGCGTGGTTAACTAAGCTAATTAGTAATTCAGCATTTATAGTCCACGGTCCTTTACATTTATGCACTTCGTCAACAAGGACGAGTGTCCCTTTAGGCAACCCCCAGCGGAATATTTTCTTTCCCTTTTTGGTTAAGTATGGAGTCTTGCCTGTCCTTATCTTTTCGTAGTTCATTACGAACAACGGCTCGACGCCCATCTCGTCCAGTTCCCGTTCCCATGAGGGTATGACCGCTTTAGGGCATATTACCGCAACAGGCGATGCAAGCTGCCTCTTTAACTCCTTAGCAATATGAGCCGCTACGACGGTTTTACCGGTGCCTACATCACTTGAATCTAGCGTGTGCCGCCCGTCTAATAAATGGTGTAGGAATCGTTTAGCCGCAGCGGCCTGAGTAGGGAACAGGGTTTTCATGCAGCAAAGGCTTACATGGAAAATAACTGAATGTCCAGAAAAATATTGAACTACAACCTTTTACGCAAGTAGTGGGCAATTAAATACGCATCGATCATCCCATCGTGGGGCTTAGAAGCCCGCTTACTTTTTTGCCAACACTCGTCAGGAGCTAAGGTGTTGGCTACGGCAAGAGCTACCTCTTTTGTCTTTCCTTTTGGAACCACGCCCAGCATCTCTTTTTGCCATTTATGCACGCTTACGCAGTTTATTTCCCATTGACGGCATTCGGCCATGCCTAGAATTTTTCCAAATGATATAGCCATTGATCGTATGGCTTGCGATGATCGCGCATGGCGTAAAGGCTCTTCAATAGCTACGGTGAATGGGGTGTTAAGTCCCATTATCCAATCGTAAATTTTACGGGAATCGACTTCTCGCTTACCTAGCCTATGAAAAGTAGGCATTACTGTTTTATCAATAACTGAACCAGTGTGTTTAGATATAGCCACAAGACCGCCATCAAGGCCGTTATCGATACCAACTATCATTAGTCGCTTAATACAGGAGTGTATAGATAGTCTATGGCCTTTCTTTTAATCAACAACCCCTCACCCGTATAAGGGAGAAATATATCAATATTCTTACCCAGCATTTGTAAAAAGAATACTTCCTTAGCTCGTTGTGGCTTTACAAGGTAAAACTCTCCTTTACAGCGCATGCTTACGAACCGGAAATCCCTTGGTGGCAAATCCTCCCTTATTAGCACTAACGGGTCTATTACCAACAGCCTGTCAGGAAATAGATGGGATTTCTTCATCGTCAAGAAATGAGGGTGTTGCATCCCCATAGTCATTTTGAAGATATTCATATTCATAACGCTCGCGTGCTTCTCTAGGAGTTAGCTTATATTCTGTCTCCAAAATTTTAAGCGTTATTTTTTTAGAGTAACACGCAACGGGTGCTTTACCAAACGTCTCTACGTTCCCTATGTATGCATCATTAAGGCCCGAATAGAGTAGGATACAATGTTCAGCATTTTCGGTAGTCTCAGGAGTGCTCATTATTCAGAGTCTAGTTCCTCAACGTCGATAACTTTATCAGGGTTTACTTTTATAGAGCCTTTACCCCTATCAGCTTTCGCGTTATTGAGTATTGATATGTCTATCTGAACCTTCCCAGTCCCGCCACCGGTCTTAGCATTTAGACCGAGGTTTCGTCGTATTAGTTGATCCAGTTCAGATAGTTCACGGACGGTTTTAGGTCCGCGAAGATTTTTCATAGCATCGCGTAGCAGCTTTATTCCCGCCGCTGCGATATAACTTTGGTATTTCTCTGCCGGTGAGGATTGGGACTCCGCTATCTCCATCATGGATTTATCCTCCGCTAAGCGTGCATCGTGTTTAGCCAGCTTGACAGCATCATCAGTTGTCTCTTTCAGATTTTTGTCAACAGCCGTCCCCAACGGATCAGGGTCTTTTGGTTTAGGATTAGATTCTGCGTGAGAGTTTGTCTTTGGAGCTACTCCCATTTCCCTTAGCCATCTACGTAACGTAGCGGGGTGAATATCCAACTCCTTGCAGATATTCACCAACTTGTAATCCTTATTATACATGTCGAGAGCCCGTTTAATGAGTTCCGACTTTTTGGCTTTTTTGGCTTTTTTACTCAAAGCATTTAATATATACTATTTAAATTGCTATAGTTCAAGTTGGATGGGATCAAAATTACACGTTTACGAACCGCGCATAGACCCCACAACAAAGAAGATGGATGTAGGTGGTTTATTTATACCGCCCACTAATACCTTAACGGCTCTGTTGTATGGCTTCGCTAATCACGAACTACCTAAAGCCAGAGAGTATTATTTCTGGAGGTTGTGTGACGAGTTATGGAATCATCCTGACTTACCTGAACCTTTAATGGTTAAGCATCCTTGGGCAGTCGATATGATACGGGCTGTGATAAGGAATAAATATGTAGCTATCGGAGGCGCAGCCAACAGTGGTAAGTCTCATACTATGGCCGCATGGGGAATCCTGAACTGGTTAGCCCAGCCCCGCGATACCCTGATCCTTTTAACCTCAACCACGTTACGTGAAGCACGAAAAAGGATTTGGGGTTCAGTGATCAGCTTGCTGATGGTGATTGAGGGCGCACCGATCAGGATTCGGGATTCGATTGGTAACGCTGCTTATATAAGTGAAGGGGGAAACCTAGTGGAGCGGGCAGGCCTATCTCTTATTGCGGCAGAAAAGTCTAAAACAAGGGAGGCTGTTGGTAAATTCATTGGTATAAAACAGAAAAAAGTAATATTGATCGGGGACGAGTTATCGGAATTGTCAGAGGCTATATTACAAGCTGGTCTATCGAACTTATCCAAAAACCCATCATTTCAAATGATTGGTATGTCGAACCCCTCTAGTCGGTTTGACGCCTTCGGGGTTTGGAGCGAGCCAAAAAACGGGTGGGATTCCGTAGATACTAATGTTGATGAAAAGTGGACAACTAAGTGGAATGGTAAATATATCCGGTTTGATGGGGAGCGTAGTCCTAATATAACAGCAGGAGAGGTTATATATCCTTGGTTACCTACGATAGAAAAGATCAATGAAGATAAAGCCTTATTAGGACAAGAGTCGCGGGGCTATATGAGAATGGTCCGCGCCGTGTTCTTCGACTCGGACGAAACAGAGGGTATATACTCAGAAGCAGAATTATCCCGATCAGGATCATTAGGTAAAATAGAATGGAGCGGAAAACCCACAGCTATAGCCGGACTCGACCCCGCATTCACGAATGGAGGGGATAGAACTATACTGTATACAGGTTTTGTCGGATATGATTCAAATGGGCAGTATTGCGTTATGCTGGATGAAGCGTTGCAGCTCAACGACGATGCCACCAACCACGCGGTGCCTCGCACTTATCAGATCGTCCGGCAGGTGAAAGAGGCGTGTCAGAAGAGGAAGATACTTCCGCAGGATGTTGCGGTGGATGCCACAGGAGCCGGTGCGCCTTTCTGCGATGTATTGGCGGGGGAGTGGTCTGACGAGATACTTCGCGTTTCATTCGGTGGAAAAGCGTCTGATAAACGGGTTTCGGCAAATTCTAAATTAATAGGCACAGAATTATACGTCAATAGAGTTAGCGAGTTATGGTTTGTAGGGAAAGAACTGGTAAGAACCAAGCAACTGTTTGGAATAGATAATGCGCTCGCTCAGGAAATAACAGGACGTAACTACGAAATGATCAAAGGGTCTACTCTTCGCATGAAGATAGAGTCTAAGCCTGATTATAAGGCGCGGTTTGGACGCAGTCCTGACTTAGCGGACGCTGCCTTTCTGTGCTTAGACTTAGCTAGGCAAAGACATGGGCTTGTAGCTGTTGAGCCAGTGGAAGATAGCTCGATTAATAAGGCACGTCCGCGGCGGGATATAAAAGGACTTTCTAAGATTTTAGCGGTAGATCAAATCTAACGTAAATTTGACTTAAAAAGTTTCTCATGTGCATGTTTCCAGTTGTTTCTGTAATAGAAACAACTGGAAATGTTCAATAGAAGAAATTTTATATGGGCACTCCAGTGTGTTGACTTACTGGATAAATCCCTTAAATTTTAAGTTATGGCAGGTTCAAAGATAGCATCTTCATTTCTAAAAAAGTTAAAGGTAAAACCGACACCAGTAGTCCCACCCGAAGTATTGGATAAGGTTAGTAGGAGATCCCTCGGGGCTGCTAAAACTACTGCCAAATCTAAGCCATCTTTGCGGGAATCAATGGCTATGGCTAAACCCGATAAAAAGGCTCTAGCCGCCGCTAGGAAAGCAAACCAACCGGCAGGCAGGACACAGAAGGATCGTCTGAGAGAGTATATGGAAGCAGGCGGCGTTAACGTCCCCGCTGGAGGGTTTCCCGACGATAACACACTCCGTATGGCTATGGAAAAATTAAAAACGCCAAAAGGTAAAAACCCCCCTAAGAAGTAATGGCAGCTCCTGAGTTTAAAGCTAAACCTAAAGGTATTAAAGGTAATATAGTTAGGGCGGTTTTTAATAAATTTAGACCGAAACCGAAACCGAAACCTACTTCAGACTATAAAGTATTATCCCCCAAGGAACGCGCAAAGGTATTAAAGGATCAGAAAGAAAAGATGGATGCGCTAAAGCAGGGAGCCCCTCCTTTAAGGCGCAGACCTGCTGGGTATGCGAAAAATATGCGGGATGAGAATATTCGTGGGACGGGTAGTGCTTATACCTCGCCCACCCCTACACCTACACCTGCACCCGTTACACGCCCACGCACAGAACCTATTAGTATTGATAGGTTTGATAAAATGCTACCACCCAAAGAGTTTGTAGCACGGCAACGCGCAGCATACGGTAACAAAGTGCCTAGTTGGCAAGTTTTAAAGAAAGAAGCTGAGGGATATGGATTCGTCGTCCCTGACAGCCCTAAAGACGTTGTAGAACACAACCGTTTAATGAACCGCAACCTTCAGTATCGAAAATACAAAAGGCAAGAGATTCAAAAGATATTATCAGGCGACCCTGAAAGAGTCAAGGCCGAGATATTAGATATGAAACGGAAGGGGGTTGATGTGGATATCGAAAGCCCAATGCCTAAGCATTTAGCTGCGTCTATAAAAACGGATGAGTTAGGACGAATGGTCCCCGACAGACCACCTATCCGACACAGCCCTGAAAAAAATGCCAGACTTTTATTTGAAGCCCGCAGAAAAGCAGCAGCCGAAGCGGCAGAAAAACGATTAGCAGCACAACCCGATAACCTGATTCAAGACCTAGCTGAAACTGTTGCATCACAACAACCGCCCGAACCGGCTTCTTTAAGGATGGGGGGTGATCCCTTCGCAGAAGCCGAAGCTCAAATAAAATTCGGACGTAATATACCTCAAGTTAAGCGGCAAGGCACAGGAGGGGCGAGCAGTAAAGCAACGCCGATTATTCAGCGTCCTGTAGGACAGCCTAAGAAGATGTCTAAAACGAAAAAGGCACTTATAGGAGCTACCATCGCTTCACCAGCCGCAATCGTAGGGTCAGCCTATTTGGATGATGACGAGGATTCAGAATCGCCCGATCTTCCGAAAGGATTTACACAGGATGACTACGAGAAATACCTGAAAGCCGCTGAAGAAGCCGCAGCACAAGCCCGAAAAGCCGCAGCAGGACAATAGAAATGGCGAGAGATAGATTATTCAAGAAGGTAATAAGCCGTAACCCTCCTAAAGTATTAGTAGGCGAGGATGTCCTTGTGACCGCTGCACAGCGCGCACGTGGTTGGATAGGTGGAAAAGATACCGCAGATATTTCAAAGGCTACGTATCCCGACCCTCCAATTATAAAACCTAAAATTAAAGACCCCAAAACGGGCGAGGAAATAGACGAACCCGATTACGCCAAGACCCACAATTGGGATGCTGAAAAGAAGAAGTGGGTTCCTAAAGAAGTCAAAGAACCTGATTACGGTTACGATATCGAAGCTGAAAAAGCCAGCCGCGCTGAGCGTGGGCTTCCTGAACGGATATCTATTAGAGAGCAACCCCTTCCTGCATGGACTGACCCAACATACACAGGCCCAGCAGTAGCTCCTGACTTACCGTTTCCTATCGAAAGGAAGCCAAAACCAGTAACTCCCTTGACGGGACGACGCCGCACGCTACACCGTCAGCGATACGGCAAAGAGTTAAGTGGTAGGTTATCGGAAGGATTAAAGACGGGAAAATTTAATACGGTAAATGAGGAAGATGAGGCAAGGCGCAAAAAACTAGCACTCACGGATGATCAATCCACCCTATTCTTGAAGAAGGAACTAGCTAGGACGATAGAAGACAACATCGCCGCCGATAAAGATTACTATAAGAAAGCAGATAATCTGGACGAACTAGAGAATATTTTTGCTATTGGCGAACAGATTGACCCGTGGTCTGGTAACATGACTCAGGCCAATATTGAGAGGTTTATATCCAAAATCGAAAACCGGAAACCATCGAAGCAGGAAATTTATGAGCAGGGTAAAGCACGCTTAGCACGCCAGCACGCTTCTCGTTTTGGACCTGCACCATGGGATAAATAAGCAAAATGGCTGAAGGAGATATAGCATACGACCCGAATTATATGTCGGGCATGGCAGCGGCAGTCCCGACCGGACGGCAATCCTCTCGTCTACGAAGAGCCGCAGAAAGATTACGCAGACAAGGTTATAGGTCTGAAGCAGGCAAAATGATGCTTGAGGCAGAATATATGCGTCTCAATGAGCCGTCCATAATGACGCCTGCATTTCGCTCTGCCGTAGAACAAGGAAGAGAAACTGTAGCCGCCGCCCGTCGATCCCATTTCGACGATACGATAGATTTTGAAAGGGACATAGTCCCCATGAGGCAGCAGTTCTTTCAGGATATAGCTCGTCCCGGCATACCAATAGGCCAACAGGAAATGTTAGCTAACAGATTTATGCCGTTATTAGATAACGAAGTGTTTGAAAGGCAACAGCGAGCGCAAAAACTACGAAGAGATGAGGTTGCGTTTGAGCAAGCCCAATTGAATTTGCAAACTGCCAGAGACGCTACTAAACGACAACGCGAAGTGGAAGGCATATTACCTAATGTGGTAGATCAGATTAACCCCATAATTAGTGCCGACGCTACCAGTTCAGATAAGATTTCAGCTTTATCAGCTCTTAAACTTAAACACCCCACAGCGATTACTGACCCCCGTTTATCGGCTGTATTCAATACCGCGTATACGCAGGTAGCTGGGCAGAGAGAGGATGAGAAAACATCTGCTAGGCAGAAGTTTGATACCGCACTTGCCGCTGCTAGAACGGGATCAACGGAGGTCGTAAACGAATTTTACGCGCCAGATGATTCAATAGGAAGAGATTTAAGTGCCCTAGCCCGAGCCGTTAATAGTGGGGCTGTATCTAAAGCAGAACTGAAGAGAGCAGAGGACGCCTTGGTGCAAAGGCAATCTGGTTTGGAATATTACCTAACCCGTTTATCAGAGGCAGATAAGGAAGTTAACAGCTCCATGACTGCGTTCGCTAAAGGCAGGGATGAGTTAGATATGCCCTCACAAACAGGAGAAGCTGCGGGAGCCCCTCTATCTGTAGAAGACTTCCGTAAGATGCAATTTGTCCGTGTATCCCGAGTTCTTAGGGATATCATAGGACAAGAACGATTCGATAAAACGGATTTCGCAGACGTTGATTTAGAAAATATCAGCTCTGACGAGTTAGTAAAACAATTTGCAGCGTTATTACGTCAGACGCGTGACGCCATTTCCTCTAAACGAGATGAGTTAAGTGGCCGCCGTTACTCTTCGCTACCATCTTCAGGGGATCAGCCCTCCACGGCTAGTGGGAGGCAAAGTCTCTTTGAACGCAAATTTGGGGTTTCCCCAATTAGATAATGAGGTAATATACCTTTTAACTTTAACAACCTAATCTGCTGTGCCAGACGCTCCTATTCCACCACTTGGTGGGGTCAATGACCCCGTATTATCTCCTATTAAACAAGAGGACACGTTCAATGATTATGAATCATGGTCAAATGCCCGAGGGATGACCACTGAGGAGCCGGTTGAAAGCATAAGAAACTACGCAGATTATGTAAGGGAGTGGCACCTCAATACAGGCGAGCTGACTGACGAGATTGACGCGTCGATAAATACCGCCTTACTGCAAAAAGCACAGCAAATAGGAGCTATAGGGACTCCTGACGTAGACCCTGATTTTGAGGCTAACGCGGTAAACTTAGTAGGTGCACGTGATATTTCCTCTGACAGAAAGATTTCTCTTGTGCGTCAAGCGTTAGGGGATTTAGAGGCAGATAACTTTTCACAGAAGTTAGAAGCAGACCCTACAGACCCCTACGTCAATAACCGCTTAAATGAAGCTAAAGCATTATTAGTTCGCACAGGCGAAATCCCATTTGCTACCATTTCAAGTATTGATGGAAACGAGCGGAGTATAATAGGCGGGCCTGCTAGTAGAGGTGCTCATTTAGGGGATGCCTTTAAACGGTCAGCCATGGCAGGGACTGTCAGTTACGCAGACGCAGCACAAGCCCTTAGATTTTCCCAGACCAAGAATAGTGACGGGCTTAATGTTTTTGAGCAGCAGGAACTGTCCGAATTAATGGTCGAGATGGCCGCAGCTAAGGCCGATAAATCCAATTACGATGTAATGGGAGGGGCTTTAAAAGATGTAAAAGAAGCCATTAGAAAAGCCGATAAGATAAACAAAGAGTTCATCGACACGCCTTACAAATCTATAGAGGACGCCAGGGAAGCACTACAACGTCATTATAGCAAGACACGAAATTCTTACGGAGCTAAGGCTTACGGTAGGTTTTCAGATAGGGACATAGGGAGAGCACTTCAGGTATTTGCAGCGCAGGACTTAAACCATTCGGGAGCATTTGAGTTTTACGATGACCCAGAACAAGATAACCGGAACATCCGCATGTTTGGTGGTGTGCCTATGGCTCACCCCACGCTCATGCTCAGGCGTGACCGCTTTGAAAGCGCGGTGGATAAAGACACACGTCTTACGGACGAACAACGTATCTCCTTAAAACAACGCAGACAGGCTTATGTAGCAGGTGCGTTTGACCACTATAAAGATATTTTAGATGAAACCAGTGCTACAGGTTCTAAATGGCGGGCTGCTTTGCAGGCAGGACGAGTTAAGGGAACTCCTGATGTAGACATATTAGATAATTTCTTAGCAGACCCTGAGAATTACAGCCATTTCAAAAACCAATTAACTCAATTCGGATCGTCTATAGAAGCATCGATAGCACAACTTTGGTCATTCCCTGCTCAAATATTTGGCAGCTCTTCTGCACGTGAGTATAATGAAAAGGAAGCCAAGGAAGACGCAAGACGCAGAGAAGTTGCAGCCTTGTTCGGGGAAGAATTCAGTTGGGTGCTAGACGCCGCAGGAACAGCTTCTGCTGTTGTCGTAGATGCTTTGGTATCGTTAGGATTAGCAGCATTTACGGGAGGTGTTGTGGGTCTGGGTTACCTATCCACACAGGCTGGATCACGTGTGACTGCTAAGGGTTTAGCAAAGAAGTCTATGGGACTTACTTTATTGAAACCCAAATTTTACCAATCCCCTAAGCAACTTGCTGATGACCTGATAGCCAACAACCTGATTAAGACTTCAGGAACCGACGCTGCCAAAGTCGGAGTGGAGAAGGCTATCGAAGCATATACCCGCGCCATGTCTAATCGCTTTATGCGTCAGACAACCATGGCAATTCCATGGGGAACACGTTCGGGTGGGGGGATGTTTGTGTCCGTATATGGCAGCCTGCCTGATACAATGACACATGAGGAAAAACATGCCATCGCATTAGGTGCTGGACTGAAGGCAGCGGCATCGACCATCCTTATAACATCAGCATTTAGCAAGATGGGGTTGGGTGGTTTCGAAGATTCTTTATTGAATCGTGGGCTTTCCTATAAGGAGATGAAACAAGTCCTTACCAAACTATCAGGTCAAAAGGTAGGAAACAAGGAAGCTGAGGCTTTAATTAAGAGCCGCATGGCAGAGGCTATACACGAATTGGACCGACCCTTTAATAAAGGTGTAGGTAAATTCCTTAAAGCTAGGGCTAAGGACGCGTTGCCTGAAGGCATGGAGGAGGGTCTTGATGAATTTGTGCAGAGCTTTATTGAAGCCGCTGCGCTGGACGAAGAACGCCCACTAATTGAACACATAAATAGAGCGTTAGTAGGAGCGAGAGCGGGAGCCTTGATTGGTGGCACACTCACACCCGCCATGCGCGCCGTTAACCGGTTCGCTACAGGAGCAGGAATAAAAGATGCTGAAGCATACGAGCGCGATCAAATTCAGAATATAATTTCGACACTGGAAGAAAACGACAGCCCATTAGCTGCCGCCGAGCTGCGTAACTGGACACGCACCGCGTTGGCAAGAGGACCACGGGAAGCCCTGCCACCAAGACCTGAAGGCGCACCCTCACTTGAAGAAGACGTAGAAGCAGAAGCCACAGAAGTCGCAACACCCGTAGAAGAAGATGCAGAACTTATTCCAGCATCTCCTGCTAAACAAAAACACCACAGGCAGGTTAACAAAACATTTGCAAATTACTACGCGACAGATGGAGCAGCCATATTACCATCTGTCCTACCGCGCATAACTGATGAGGCTGAACTTCAGGCAGCCCGCAACGACGCCGACTATAATATAGATTCGAATGGAGTCATTTATGGAGTCCGCATTGGCGGGACTTGGGTGGGTTTCCCTACGCGGAAAGCTACACGGAGAGATTCGCCCGAAACATTAGGGCAGGACGAAATGCCATTCATTGATGAGGTCATGGCACAAGGCGGCCCTTCACCTAGACCGGGATTCCGTAGAGTAAAACGTAAGACAATTATTGAATCGCTTGAAAAGGATGGCGTTGATGAAGACGGTAAAGATAAATACAAAACCGTCGAAAGAGAAGTCGAGGATTTTGAATGGGTTCCTATGTTTGAGCAGGAAGCCCCTGCAATACCTAAAGCATACACCACTGAAAGTGGCGAAGTGCAATATGAATTCCCTTTCTCAGCAGCGTTGGATAGGCCGGTAGAGCAAAAAATACAGCAGCTTTTACTACCTTTAAGTGAGCAGACAAGTTTACCATTAGGTGAAGGTGAGGCTGTAACTGAACCCGACCCATCTGCAATACCGGAATTTGCTAAGTTAGCCGAAGGCGACGAGCGTGAGCTATTTGAACGTGCGTTGGAAATACTATCCAACTCAATTAAGAATGAAGGGCGTATCCAATCTAAGCCTGTAATTGATTGGTTAGATAATCAGTTTGAACGCAACGGCACAATATCTCCTCAATTACTGGATTACATAACTCAGACCATTGAGGTAGCGGTTCAGGAATCAGGGACGGTGGACTCTGAAATGGCTGATTTCAGGGAAGCCATTTTCACTTCATTCAACACAAGTATGTCTATCATGCTGGAAGATCGGCTACGTAAAAAGGACGTAGCTAAAAACCAGTCTGACCAGTTTACTGACTGGCAGAAAAAGAAAGAGGAAGATGAAAAAGTATACGAACAACTGGAACTCAACTTGAGTGATAAGGGGCAAGAGGATTTTGATAATGAGGTAACTAGCGCAAGACAGAAGATAAAGGAGTTGTGGGATGTAGACGAAAATGTTGTTCCTGAATACGTAAAATTTGAGGATGAATGGCCTGACGTAGCCGCAGAGATATCTCCTGATCTATTGGAAAAGTGGAAAAACCGTATAACGGAATATTACACTAGATTCCAGAACCCTGATTTGTCTAAGGGAACCCCCGTCTCCGAAGCAGAGGACAAACGCTACTTAGACCATAAGAACATATTAAACGACTATAAAAATAGGGAAGGTGGTTTCTCAGAAGAAGGCACACTTGATCCTGACGTATATGAGGAATCAAGCCTGTATGACGAAATACTTGATGCAGAGCGGTTCATTCTACAAGCATACGACCTTTATATCCAGAACCCCGAAGGGCAGAGCATTATAGCACTACCTAAAGAACAAGCTGGCAACCAAATCCTAATCGTAGAAGATACATCCAAGATTAATTTTGAAGAGGGTGTAATAGGTGATTCGCAATTCGCCTTTAATATAGGGACGATCAGGAGGCTTGAGGAAGCACCCGACACATCCCAAGATTCCTCGTTGGATGCCAAATGGTTTGGGGATGACTATATAAGCATGCGTAATTTTTTCATTTCTAAAGATGAAGAAGTTGATAACTACATAGTCACGGAACTTGATCTGTTAATAACAGGAGCTACGGAAGAGGTAAATAGAGGGAACGAAGAATACCGACCTTATCTTGATTGGTTGTCGAGGGGGGAGCCGAAGGGCTCTAGCCTGCGAATACCGGGAAGACAACTTATATCATCCGATATTGCACCTTACCTTATAGCTGATCTTAAAAATTTAGCGAATAGGGACTCACCGGCTAACGAAGCTGATCTGGATGCTGACCGCTTTACGGAGATATTAAAGGGAGGCGCATGGGCAGGCGCGACTGCTACTAAAATTCAGAATTTATTGGATAACCCGCCCGCCGATACACCCCCTGCCGTCATAGATGACATGACAGAGGTTGAGATAGGCGTAAACCTAGAAGACGCTGATTCATCTACCGAATATGCTGAATACTTATATTTCGCGTTAGAGGAGGTGCGCAATAAGGAAGACTATGATGACGAGGGAGCGGATAAGTCAGTAGTAGAAACCGCCGGTTTCCGAGAACTAGCTAGTTTTTTAAGAGATAAAAATGCGACAGATTCACCTATATTAGCGAATGATAAATTACCCCGTGCTTCAGTAAAAATACTTGGTGACGAGCTAAAGCGGTTAGCAAATATAGCATCAACGGCAGATGGGTATGCGTCGGTAGTTGATCCGCTCAACAATAAAGCGGATGAGATTCTAGCGAACTTAGAAGCTAATAAGCCCACCACCCCTGCTGTCGTAGCCGACATGTCAGAGATTGAGATAGGTGT